TAAAATGGGAAGAAATTAGACAAGATTGGAAACATAGAATTGAATTGGCTAAGATAGAAGGTATACAACAACAAAAAGATGCTTTAGATGATATCTTTAAACATTTAGAACTTACTGATTTAAATTTAGTGTTATCAACTGGTAAATTACCTGTTGATGCATTTATTATCGCTGATGTTTCAGATGATAATACTAGTTTAGTATCTAGAAAATGGGGTGAGATATTATGTCCTATTGGTGATATTTTTAAATATGAAAAACAGTCAATAGACAGAGATAATTATTATAAATTAGTAGGTATAGAAAATACAGATAACCGATATGAAGAATACTTAAACTATTTAACAGAACAACAAGTATTAACTGGAGATACCATAACAATCGATTTTGAAGAACTATCTATAGATAAAAATACTTCTTTTGTTGAGCTGATTAAAGAAAATGCAAATCAAGCAATATCAATTAAATCTGGTGAACCAAAAAAGAAGAAAAAATTATCAGAAGGTGATGATGAAGATGATGAAATGGTAGAAGAAGAAGAAGATGAAAACGGAGATATGGTAAGGTCTGATGATGTTATTCAGTTAGATGATGATTTTGACGATACCTTTGGAGAAATACCAGATGATTATTCACCAATAGTAGAAATTAAAATAGAAGAAGATGAATGGGGATTCTAATAAATAAAAAAGGAGCTATATAGCTCCTTTTTTTATTGTTTTAATATACCCAGAATCCCATAGGTCTGTAAGTTAGTGATTTATTTAAGAATTCGGCCTCATTTGCACCTCTTTCTAATTGTTTTGTCGAAGATAATCTTTCAAGTCTAGTATCAAGTCTTTCTAATACAGCTTTCTTTTCTTCATTACCTTCTTGTATTAACGTTTCATAATCCATAGTTCTTTCAGCTTCTGGAGGGCCAACAACACCACCAAATTTACCCCTTGTTCTACCAAGTGTTTTCTTAGCTTCAGCTATAAATAATTGTCTTATAAGTGTTTTTGTTGGTTCATTGAAATCAGCATAATCTAATTTAGATAATGGAACCTGATTTGGCATTTTTATAATATCTGGATTATCTTTTCTACAAGCATCAACATCTGAATTTGTTGTATCATAATAAAAATACCATACTTGACAACCAGTCATATTTATAGAACTACCTACACCGCCAATACCTTGTCCAAATGATAATTTAGACCCAGGAACACTCAATAAATGTAATAATTTAGTACCATTAGGACCAGCAGTTATCTTATATACTAATTCACTTCTAACAATTCTATTTTTAAGATTCATATCGGCAGCAGTTAATAAAATATCAAACGCTGGTGCAATATAATAACCCATTCTAGAAAATCCAGCACCACCAGTACCAGTACCACCACCAGTTTGTGCAAATCCACCACCAAATCCGTAATCAATACCACCATAATTAGCCAATAAAGCTTGACTAGTAGCTGGTGGTGTTATCCATAAGACTTCATTAACTTCACGACCAGCTGGTATTTGATAAACTTGTCTACCTGCTTCTAATTCAACGTAATCTTTTTTAAGTTCCCATGGTCCATTTGTTTGTAACCCTACTTGTTTGGAATATGCATAAGTGTATTGTGTCATGAAATCAAAACTTCTAACACTCAATGCAAAAGCCATGTCTATATTATCAACATTATTACCTAATAATGATTGCCATTGATGTTCAATCAACCATTCTTGTACATACTGTGCGTAGTCTTCTATACAAATTTCTAAAAGAGTACATAGCATTTCGTCCAATACTTCAATTTGACGTATTGGTGCACCAACTGAATGTCTAAATTGGCGAAATAATTTTTCTTTTTCTTCATTACTAACAGCCATAAGTCTATTTATTTTATTATAAATATTTGTATAATTAGGTTTATATTAGTATTTTTACAAATATTTATAAAAACGGTTAAAATGATTAAGAAAACAACAAATGAGTTTATTGCATTATGTTCATTAAAACATAATAACAAATATGATTACTCACTTGTTGAATACAAAGGTGTTAGCCATAAAGTTAAAATAATTTGTGGTGAGCATGGTGAGTTTGAAAAAACAGCAAGAGACCATACTAATGGACAAGGTTGTCCTAAATGCTCTAAAAAAGAAAAGTATTTAAATTATAAATTATCAAAAGAAGATTTAATTTATTCTTTTAATAAAAAACATGATAATAAATATGATTATTCTTTTGTTGATTATGTTAACCTAAAAACAAATATTAAAATTATATGTCCAATACATGGAGTTTTTGAACAAAGACCAGATGTTCATTTAAACGGTGAAGGTTGTAATAAATGTTATTTAATAGCTAGAGGATTAAATGATAGGTTAACAACAAAACAATTTATTGAAAAAGCTATCGAATTACATGGTGATGTATATGATTACACACAAACGATATATACAAAAAACACAAATTACATAGATATTATATGTAAAAAACATGGTGTTTTCTCACAAATGGCTCAAGCACATTTACATGGTTCTAGTTGTCAAAAATGTTCATTAATAACGACTAAACCAGAAATTGATTTAGCAAATTGGCTTAATGATTTAAATATTTCTATTAAAACAAGTAATAGAACAATCTTAAATGGTAAAGAATTAGACATATACATACCATCTCATAATTTAGCTATTGAATACGATGGGCTATACTGGCATTCTGAAAAACATATAGATAAAGATTATCATATAAATAAAACTATTGAATGTGAAAAACAAGGTATACATTTAATACATATATTTGAGGATGAATGGTTAAACAAAAAAGATATTGTTAAATCTAGATTACAAAACATACTTGGACTAACACCTAATAAATTATATGCTAGAAAAACAGTAATAAAAGAAATATCAAGCGAAAAATCTAAAGAATTTTTAGATAATAACCACATACAAGGTAATGTTAACTCTAAAATAAAATTAGGGTTATATTACAATGATGAATTGGTATCATTAATGACATTAGGTCTATTGAGAAAATCAATGGGTGCAACTAATGTAGATGGTTCTTATGAACTACTTAGATTCTGTAATAAATTAAACACAAATGTTATTGGTGGTGCTGGTAAGTTACTTAAACACTTCATTAAAACATATAAACCTATTGAAATTATTAGTTACGCTGATAAACGATGGAGTAAAGGTGATTTGTATGAGAAATTAGGTTTTAAGTTTATCCATGATTCAAAACCAAACTATTGGTATCTAATTGGTAACAATAGGGAATATAGATTCAAATACAGAAAAGATATTCTAGTTAAAGAAGGATATGACCCTTCTAAAACCGAACATCAGATTATGTTAGGTAGAGGTATATATAGGATATATGATTGTGGTAACAAAAAATATACCCTATCTATTTAACCTAAAAATTTCTTTGTTAAATCAGCAGCTTCACGAATGGATTGAAAACTTATGTTAGGTACGAGTAATTGTTTACCAACTTTAACAATAGGAACAGAATCTGATTCAGTTATTTTTTGTATTTTATCAAATTCTTTTTCATTTTCTTCTAAATTGACATTCACATCAATAAATTCAATTCCTTCATTAGTTAGAATTTCTTTTAATTCTGAACAATAAGGACAATCAGGTATACTATATATCTTAACCATTTTAATCATTATTTATATTATCTATCATTTTGATAGTTATTTCTTCTTCTGTTAATTTATTATCACCCATAATGGTGTTAATTATATCTTTTTTGTTATTTAACATATTCCACATTCTTGTTGATATAGTATCTACAAATAATTGATAATATACGTTTACATCATTCTTCTGCCCAATCCTAAACGACCTATCTTCTGCCTGCTCATTTGAGCCAGGAACCCAATCAAATGAATTAAAAATAACAACCGTAGCTTCAGTTAATGTTATACCAACACCTGCCGATTTTATGTTACCAATAAATACTTTAATCTTTGGATTATTTTGAAACGAATCCACAGATTTCTGCTTAGCATTCATAGTCATTGGGCCATTATGTTTTACAGCCAATTTACCAAAATGCTCACTTAAAGCCTCTAATTCTTCAGTAAACGATGTGAAAACAATTACTTTCCTACCCATTTCAATAGCATTCTCAACCATTTCTATAGTATTAGGAATAGCCGCCATAGCTATGAACTTTCTTAATAATATCAATTCAACCAAATCCTTTTGAGATTCAAGCGATTTCTTACCCTCAGCCTTTCTTTTCTCCATGTAATCATCCCAAAGTTGGTCATACATCTTCCAACCCTTAAGGTCTAACCTATGATACATTGGCGTAACTACTTTATCTGGCATATCTAATACATCTGTCTTAAGCCTCCTTAAAATAATGTTTTTTGTTTTTGCTGCTAACTCCTCTAAATTACTAGCACCATCAGTTAACCATATCTGCTTTCTTTGCCCGTTTTTAAGCGTTCTCATGAACTGTTTACCATCACAATACCTAACAGCATAATGCTTCCAATTATCTGCAATAGGTGACTTAATAATCTTTAATAAATTAAAGAAATCCATAGGCCTATTTGCAACTGGTGTTCCAGTAAGTAACCATACTTTAGGTATGTTATGTTTAACACTTAATTCAACCATAATCTTACCACGAATACTTTCATGATTTTTAAGATAATGAGCCTCATCAACAATTGCTAAATCAAAATTACAATTAGCCAAATCCCTAAATAAAACCTGTTGCACTTCACCCTCTTTTCTCTTCTTATTATCTGGTAATGTATGAAAGTTTTTAAGAATGTCAAAATTTATTATCGTAAACTTAGCCTTTTTAAAATTCTTACCATCAATTATTGCAGTATCATCACAAAAAACATTTATCTCACGTTCCCAATTTATCTTTGTTGATGAAGGACATACAACCAATATGTTTTTAGCATCACTTTCTAATGCAGCTATTATTGATTGTGTCGTATTATGTGTTACTATTGCATGTTCAGTCACATATAACTTATCTGGTGCATCAACAGCAATACAAACAGAATCACCTTGACCACAAGGTTCAATATTTTTAATATATCTACCTATTTTATATTTTGCTGGTATGTTGTATGAATCAGCTTTACGTTTAAGTCTAAACGGATTAAATTGTTCTGGCATTTTAATATTTAACCTATAAGCTTTTTTACAGATAACTTTAGTACCATCTTCTTTTTTATAAGAACCTATCTTACTTTTCTTTCTAACGATACCACCCAAAGAATGTACAATCTCTGCAACATCATCAGCCAATTTTTCAGATACAGTACAATACTCAGTACCATTAAACTCACCATTACTTGATTTCATACAATGACCATCAGTATCCATAAGACCTTGTAATATCGCAAGTCTGTTTTCAATACTAGAATATTTGTATATATCTGGAATAAATTTTGTATCTGAACGTGTGTGTTCTAATTTTAAATCTTTTATATCAGAACTATGATTATTGATATAAGCTTTTCTTTTATTACCATCAGTTTTATGTTCAGTTAATAAAATACCTTCAAATAATTCATCAAAATCATCTTTATGTAATTGGATGGTAATTGCTGAAGACTTTGTAAAATGACCATCACCTAGAGATAAACCTAATAAATAAGGTTCAATAGGTAAAGTATCATTATTTTCAAACTCAATTGGTTTAACAATTGGTATTTGCCATTTAGAATCACCATTTTTTTGTTTATAATATGTTTTAAACTTGTAAGGTCTTTTTTCATTCCAACAAGTACCAATTTGTTCTAAAACCAAGTTTTCATCTAACATTTGCTCAACACTAAGTGTTATATATCTATTTTCCCTATTTTTAGAATTTTCACCAGAATTATTTGACGATACACTCCATAAATGTTCTTTCCCAACCAAAATACTATACCCATCATTAAATGTGACTTCATATAAGTCTTTAACACCTTGTGGATATACACCTATAATATTACACGCTTTACCATTTGAACCAATAATTTGGTCACCAACTTTTAAATTACCAATTTTACGTCTACCATTTGGTGTAAATACTTGATTACTAGTTACCTCTAATTTACCCAAACCCATGTCGTCAGCTAATATACAACCATTTCTAGACAGTAGGAATTTAACACCTTCTTCTTGGTGGTTATAAAGTTTTTTATTTTGTTTAGCTAGGGTATTGTTATATGGTGTAAAATCTACATCTATATTTATTTCTTCGAAGTATGGGTCATCGGTTACTTGTGTTTTTGGTAACCAGTACATTTTAGATTCTTTTTGGTTTCTATTTAGTTTACCGTATATGTGATATGTTTTATCTGTTTCCGCTAGGATAAATTCGATAAGAATTCTTTGTGGTACGAATGATAATCCGTCTTGTTTTTGTAGTTCTAGGCCTAGGTATTCGGTTATACCGATAACACGATTGATATGTTGTGGTTCTCTATCGTGGTTATCTATTATATATTTGGACTGATTTTCGGTCAGTATTAATTTTTTAGTTTTTAGATATTCATTCTTAAGTTTTATTAGATATGGGTTAATACCGTTATATTTTTCTAATAATGAAAGAGCTGAATGGTCTTTTAAATCGTCAAGGTTTATCAAAATAATTTATTTTTATATATCTATTATATTTAAATATAATAAATTTTTTCAATAAAATCAATAGTTTATTGGTTATTATTCAAAAGATAAATATTTATAATAAAAGTCATGGAAAATAATAAAATAACACCTATCACTAGAATCAATAAAGAATTCCAACTGTACGGTCTTTATTGTCCATGTAGTGGTGAATTGAGATATATTGGCATAACAACTGGATTATTATCAACAAGATTGTCTGGTCATTTAAGTAATCCAACAAATGGTAAAATAGCTTTATGGTTTAAAGAATTAAAAAAAAATAATAAAAAACCATTGATTAAATTAATTAATAGATATAATTCATACGAAGAATTATTAACAAGCGAAATTAATGAAATAAAAAGAGGTAGAGAATCTTCAACAGATTTATTAAACGTTGCTGATGGTGGCGATATAAACCCTATGTTTGGTAAAACACATACTGAAGAATCTAGATTAAAAATTTCATTAAACAATAAGGGGTTGAAAAGGTCTAAAGAACAAAACGAACAAAGAAAAGAGTTATTAACTAAATTATGGGGTAGTGAAGAATGGTCTAATAATTTAAAAACTAAAATGAGTGAAAATATGTTAGGTAATAAAAGAGCGTTAGGTTTTAAACACTCTGAAGAAACTAAATTATTAATTAGTGATTTACATAAAGGTAATAAATACAGTCTAGGTTACAAACATGGATTAGAAACACTAAAAAAAATGAGTGAAAATAATTCTGGTGAAAATAACCCTATGTACGGTAAAACTTTATCAAAAGAAGTGTTATTAAAAAGAAGTGAAAAAGTGAAAAGAGAAGGAACATTTAAAGGTGAAAACAATCCAAATTTTAAATTTAAAATAGGTAAAGAAGAATTATATTATTTATACATAACAAAAAATTTAAATATTGATGATATTTCTAAAGTGTATGGTTGCCATAGGACAGTTATTTCTGATAACATTAAAAAACATAACATAAAAAAAGAGGTGTCAAATAAATACAATATTAACTTAGACGATATTAAAAATTATTTATTAAATGGGTTATCACAAGTTGATATTGCAAGTATTTATGGTTGTAGTAATAAATACATCAATAAAATAATAATAAATAAAATAAATTAATATGGATAAAAATAATAAAATAACACCTATTACACGTATAAATCGCTTTTTCTCTGAAGAAGATTTTTTTTTTTAGAGATAAATATGGGCAGAGAGGCTATTGAGGGCGATGGTAACTTTACTGTTATATTATATAGGGTTGATAGGGAGATGAGTGAGAGTGATTCTCTTTATGGTGAGGCATCGAAGGATGGTATTAGATTTTTCCCTCCAGTTGAGTTGAAGGTTATTCCTATGTTGGAGGAGGCTGAGAACAAGACATATAATACTAATGGTAGTTTAAGGTATTTGCAAGATGGTCCTTTAACTTTTGGTATTTATGATGCTCAATTAACTGAGTTAAAGACATCATTATCTTATGGTGATTACATTGGTTATCCGATAAATGAGACTGAGATAAGATATTTTTCAGTTGTTAATGATGGTATTAAGAACTTTGACAATAAGCATACTATAATGGGTTATAAGGGTGCTTTTAGAACGATTAAATGTGCTCCAGTGGATAGTTCTGAATTTGGTGGTCGTTAAAATAAAAAATAGTAAATTAAAGAAATATGTCACCTAAAGGGTTTAAAACAGATATCAATATAAAAAATGGTAAAATTGGTCCAGAGAGAAGACAAGAAATTCTAGATGGTATTGCCGATAATGGCACTTTTTTACCTAAAGGTGTATTGGAAGAGGACATGGACCAAGCGGTTGTTGAGTTTACAAAATCTGATAAGGGTTTTGCGATTTCGATTGATGGTAAGAAAGTACCTGTTATATTTTTAACAATTCAAAGATGGACAGAATTCAGCAAAACATGGCAATTTTCAGATAAATACAAAAACATTGAACTTCCTTTCATTACAATAATAAGGAAACCAGATATTCAACAAGGTCAAAATCAAGCTGGATTATGGAATATACCTGGAAATAGAACATATACATATATGAAAGTTCCAACTTGGGATGGTGTAAGAAAGGGTATTGATTTATATAAGATTCCACAACCAACACCAGTTGATATGACCTATGAAATTAGGTTATTCACCAATAGGATGAAGGATTTAAATAAATTTAATAGAATATTTCAGAGAGCATTTCAATCTAGACAATGTTATATAAATGCAAATGGTCATCCAATGCCTTTACATTTAGAAACGATTGGTGATGAAAGCAATATCGATGATTTTGAGAACAGAAGATTTTATGTTCAATTATTTGAAGTTAAGCTGTTGGGTTATATACTTGATGAAGAAGATTTTGAAGTAATACCAACAATTAATAGGACAATGATTGTTACTGAAGTTAGAGAAGAAGTATTATTAAATAATAATATTGTTTTTGAACCGCATGTTAATGTTAACACTGTTAACTTTACATTTAACTTTAAACCAAAATCAGAACCACAATTTACATTTACTAATCAATATAGTGTTAGTTTTTCTCAATTAACAGGTATTGTAAACTTAACAAGAATAGTTATTCTTGTTAATGGTATTGGCGTGTTTGATGGTACTATTTTAACATCGCCATTGGTTTTTAACGCTAATGATGTTATTACCATAAAAGTTAGCAAAGGATATTACAATGATGGTGTATTTAAATTAATAGGTAACACAATATAATATGAGCTGTATAAGTAATTCATCTGATATAAATCAAACATTCATAATTGAACCTTTAGTTATGACTGCTGATACACCTACGATATCTGCATGTACGGCTGTTTATACTGATTTAGTTATTTCTTGTAGTGGTGATTCTGAAATACATTTATCTAGCGGTGAAACTATATTTAACACAAGTATAAACCCAATAATTGATGCAACAATTGATGTTGGTATACCTGCTAGAAGATTTAGGGATATAAATACTGTTAGTGGAACATCTAGTGTTTGGACATCAACAATAAAGGTAAATACCCCTATGTTAGATTTAGGGTTAGATTCACAAAGTAATTTAAGACAAATAACTGCTAATAATTCAATTATAGAAGACGATTTTTTGAATGGAGGTAATTTTTGATAAATAACAATATATTTATATAAAAACAAAAAAAATGGCGATTAGAAACACTAGATTAATAATTAAGAATAACACGGTACCAAGTGCACCATTTTCTGGGGCAACTTTATACAAAGGTGAGGCAATAGTAAATACTGCCGATGGTATAATGATGTTTTCTGGTATTACATCATCAACATCAAATTGGACACCAGCTGGCGTTGGTGGTAACGCTAACTTCTTTGAAGTAGGTTCTAATCTTTATAATTTAAAAATTAGAAATCAAATTACATCATATAGTGGCCTTACAAATTTAAGTGGTTTATTCCTTTCTGGTACATCTAATGGATTTGTTTTAGCACCAGTTTCATCAATAAGCGGTTCTGATACTTATGTAACTGGATTTACATATAATAATAGTAACGTATTTACTATAGGTCAAAATAATGGTCAACCTAGTTTAACAGCATCAATTAATACGATGACTGGTTTGACTATTAGTGGTACGTTGTCTGCTACGACAGCAAATATTGGAACTGAAAATTTAAACACGCTTAACGCAACTGGCGCTACTATTACAACGTTGAATTCTACAACCATTAATGGTGGTAACGTAAATGTTAATAATTTAACAGTAACTGGAAGTGCTACTTATAATCAAACAGCAACTGCTGCAAATGATATTGTTAATTATTCTACATTAACTGCATATTCACAAACAAATGATGTTTATGTTACTGGTGGTACTATTTCATATACTGGACCTAATGGTTCAATTGTTTTAGGTAGAAAAAATGCATCAAATGTAACTTTAACTGGTTTAACAGATGTTTATACGACTGGTGGTACTTATAATGCTGGCACACTTACATTAAATAATAATAATAACGCTTCATTTAATGTTACTGGTTTAACATCAACTGATACATTCGTAACTGGTTTCACATATTCACCAACAACAAACACGTTTACAATTAAACAAAACCAAGGTCAATCTGATTTACCAGTTCAATTTGCAACAGTTTCTGGTTTAACATTTAGTAATTTAACAGCTGGTAGAGTTGTTTATGTTGGTACAGGTGGTTTATTAACAGATAAATCTGGATTTACTTATGATGCTGCTACAAATACATTTAGTGTTCCTACTGATGGTACTGTTAATGTTGGTACAGGTGGTTTAAATGTTGCAGGAAGTGCTGTTATTCAAGGTTCTCTTACCGTATTTGGCCCATCCGTTTCAGCGTTTACTAGTCAATTATATGTAGAAGATAATAACGTTATACTTAATTATAATCCTACTGGAAGTACAACTGTAACATCTATTGGTGCAGGTTTTACTATTCAAGATGGTTCAGGTATAGCAAATACCGCAACTACTTTAAATATTGGTTTATCTTACTTAAACGGTAATTTATCTCCAAATACTGAATATACAGCTTCAACTGGTAACGCTAATAGAAATATATACACACAAGTTGGTGATATTATAATTAGAAACACTAATTATAATGATAGCGCACCAAATGGTGTAAGAGTACTTACGGAAAATGATATTTTAGATGGGGGTAGCTATTGATGGTTCATAGTAACTATTGATTTTAAAAATATCATAATTATAATATGCACAATTTAACGATTGTGCATATTTATTTTATA